CCCCTAGACAGACCGTAGCCCATGGCCGCTTGGCCAAGTGCGTTAGAGAGCGCGTTAGCCTGGCCAAGATAGCCAGACGCGCGAGCCTGACCGCCCTGCATGAGCAGGTTGCCGACATTGGTGCCCATCTGGCCAGCCTGTTGACCAACCTGCTGCGTAGCCGCTTGCCCCGCGCCGTAGAGGCTGCCGAGGACGCCGAGGCGGTTGCCGAGCAACGCTTGGGCGCGGTTAAAGGCGTTCATGTACTCCTGCGAACCCATCTCCTGACCGTAGCGCGCACCGGCACGGATTGCTCCGCCGCCAAGGTACTGACCGCGCGCGGCCTGCATGCGCTCTAGCGCCTTCTCACCTTCCGCCAGACGGAACGCGTAGCCGGGGTCCGTTTGCATGTCGGCGGCGCTAAACGGCCGCCCTAGCGAGCCGTACCCGGCCGAAGCGGCGTCGCCGCCAAGACCTAGCAACCGCAGCATTTCGTTCTGCGACGTAATGCCGGCTTGCCGGAACGGCTCCTGTAGCTCAACCTGCCGCTCAAACGTTTCGCGCTGGAGTTGGGCAGCCTGATCGGCGGCCTGCTGCTGCGCTCTGGCGGCCTTGCTAGCCCCCCGCGACGAGGCGGCGGCACCGATTGCGGCGCTGCCGATAATTGCTGCTGCGGTTCCAATGGCCATTACGCCACCTCTCTAATATACGTGCGTTCCATAGGACGAAAGCCTTTTCGCGCATAAAGATTAGCCATCTTATCCGCGCGTTCATCTTCAAGGGCAATCATAAAAAGCGCGACTGCGCCTTTTGCGGATGCCCACGATTCAATCGTTTTGTACATGGCTTGACCAGCTCCTTTGCCCCGCGCTTCGGGGGTCAGCCACCACCACAACTCCTGCACTACCATACTGGTCGGGCTGAAGTACATAGGGTAGAACAATGCACCGGCAATGCCAATAATCTTGCCATCGTCTTCAGCCAACCAGACGCCAACCGACGGATCGTGGATGGCGCGTAAGTAAAAGTCTGAATACCCATCCGCGTCAAACGGGATGACCCCGTGCATCGGGGACGCCGCATGGAACGCCTGCGCAAGCGGCAGGTAGCGCGGCAAGTCCTCGGCGATGGCGTTGCGGACAATCACGAAATCTCTCGGCCTGAAGCGCGGATGTTGATGGCCGTGGCCGCTGACGCAATCGTTGAGATTGACCCGCCAGGAGCAAGCACATGGCCGACGATTTCGGGGAACGTGTACGTCTCCGAAGGCAGCAGGGTCTTGGTTTTAATGATTAGGTTTTGGTTGCCGGCGTTATCAAACTGCGTCACAAGGTTGACCGAAAGGGTCCGAGCCGACGTGTCGAAATTAGTCGCCGTAAACTTGTCGATGATGACCGACACGCCAGAGGCGTTGTACTGCGTCGTCTGGCTGGATTCGGCAATCTTAGCCGGAATTAAAACTCGTACGTTAACTGCCATGTGTCACCTTAGAACGTAAAGACCATACGGACGCGGCCATTTAAACCCGCATCGCCATCGAAGAAAACCCCGCCGTTGCCGCCTGCGCCTGCCGTTAGCGAGCCATCGCCGGCAATCCCCGCTGCGCCTGCTTGAGTAAAGAACGCCCCGCCATTGCCGGTCGTGTTGGTGGTGTTACCGCCAGACGCCGAGCCGCCAGCGCCTTGTGAAGCAAACTGCCCCGAATCGCCGCCGTTGCCCGGATTAGAGGTCATGGTCGTAATTGTGTATGTGCCACTTGACACGTTGGAAAACGTGCCGGGGTTGCCGTTTGGCGAAAATTCCGTGGCGCCCGCACCGCCCGAGCCAACAATGTAATTAATAGTTTTACCGTCTTGCGCCGACAACACCAAAATAGTCTTGCTGTAGCCGCCGCCGCCGCCACCGCCGCCGGGGAACACTTCGGGTTCGCCTGGGGCTAACTCGCCAAAAAAGCCGTATCCACCACCACCACCGGCGCCCCAGACTTCAATGGTCACGCCCATAGCGCCCACAGGAATCGTCACCGATCCAGAGCCGGGGTTGCTTGCGTCATAGACGCCCGCACCGGCGCCGCCGGTCGTGCCTATGACAAAGCCTGCAAGGGTTGCGCCGCCCATTAGGTCAAGCCTGCTCCGCTAATCAGCCAAGAGGTCGCGCCAATCTTAATACATGTTGCTACGCCGTTCTGCGCCAATGTCCGCGTGCCGGTCGTCGTGCTGTTCACAAGCGTCAGAGTGTCCGACGTAATGGCAATCGAGAGCGGCGAACTGTTCAGGTTAACTACGATAAACACCGTGCCAGTCGTAAACGGAACCGTAGCGTTGGCCGGAATGGTCAGCGTCAAGCTGGTGCCGTTCATCGTAATCGACTTGCCCGCATCCGAGGCAATCAGCGTGTAGCCGGTTGTCTTGCTGTTGAGTGGCGCCTCGCGGTAGCCAACCGGAAAGTTGGTGTTGCTCGGCGCGTTGTCTGGGATCAACGCCGTGCCGGTAAACGTCGGGCTGGCAATCGGCGCAAACTTGGCGTCCGAGGCCGTTTTAGTGTAGGCGTCCGTGATGCCGTAACCCGACAGCGTGTCGGGCGTACCGGCGATGTCCGCCCACTCAATGCCCTCCACGCTGAAGTCGTTAACGCCTGCTACGTCGTCGTACGTGCCGATCGTGACGTTCGCCGAGGTCTGAAGAACGAACTTGTATGACGCACCCTGCGTCAGCCAGACCGCATTAGCGGTCCTACCGGCGGCGTTAAGGACGATGGGGTTGGTATTAGGGGCAGCTCCAGAAGACGACGTATAGGTCGCCTGCGGGGTCGTGGTGCCCGCTGCATACGTGTAGAGCTTGCCGCCCGACAGGATATTGCCGTTGTTGTCGAAAAACTGTGCCCCGACACCGGCAAAAGGAGAAAGAAATACGCTCATACGTACACCTGCATAACGGTCAATATGATGGATGGAATCGCCGGCACGGGGGCAGCCGCCGCAAACGTCTGAAGCTGCACGTCAAGGCTGTCCACCGAAAAATATAACTGAAAATAGTCGCCGTTGGATAGCGGCAAGAAAAAGTTTGCAGCCGAGAAGATTTCGGCGTCGTTGCCCTGAATCTGAATCAACGACCCAGAATTGGCGACCGCCGTGCCGTTGATGGCGGGCCAAATGTAAAACCTGCCGCTACCGCCTGAAGTCTTGTCCACCTGAATAGAGAACTGCACGTTGTAGATGGCAGGCCGCGCAACTTTGATTTTGCTGCTATCCGCCGGATCACGGTAGACGCCATACGCCGTGTCGGCGTTGTTGTAAGTAATGGCTTTAGCCGTATTGATAACGGTCGCCGCTTGAGTCTGGGTTGAAAAAAACGACCCAAAATTTACCACGTTGGGTTCGGGATAGCGGGGCATCAGTTTAAGCGCCTGTATCTCCGACTCCAGCACCGGCACGGTGTCTTCTACCGTAGCCGCCAATGCCGGGGTCAACTCAAGGTCAGCCGTCGTAATCTGCGTCGTGCCTGCGCCTGTCAGCGTGAACTGGTTGTTTAGAAACCTAAACCATTCACGCGAAATGAGGCCCGTCCGCTCGTCAATGAACGGTACGCGAGGCGCCGGGATGTTAGTGATGTTAGGCACTGGTTCCGGCTATCCTGAGTTCAGCGCCCATGATTGCCGTCACCATCGGGTCGGCAGCGGAGACTTCGTACACGCGATCGCGCGACTTGAGGGTTGCGCCAAGCCGACGCCAGATCACGCGGGTCTGCGTTGCGCCAATCGGCCCAAGCGATTCCCACCGCTCGTAGCTCCAAGTGTGGCCGCCGTCATCAGACCAGCGCAGCATGACCTGCGGATTGACAACGCTGTTCTCCGGCTCGCCCTCAACAACGATGTTGCCAAGGTCTTGCTGCAAGATGTACCCAGGCGCTTGTTGCTCAAGGAAGCCGGGGTCGTCGTATAGCCCGCCCACACCCGTCTGGCAGTCAAGCTGCAACTGGTGGTGGATGGTACGGGTTAGGTTGTTCTGGCCGGTCGGCAGCGCGCGCCATGTCCGCAGCCATTTCTGCAACTGCGTGTCATCGCGGAAATACCGCAGGTCAAACTCGTAGAGACGGCCATCTTGGAAATCTCCCAAAATCGGCTTGCCCTTAAAACGGGCATGACAGTTTGATCGATGGCGACGGAATTGACCTTTCTCAAACGCTGCGCGCTCATGCCAAGCGCCGGTCGCGGCGTCATACACCCAAGTGGTGTTGGCCGTCGGGAAAATCAGCACGTAGAACGCGTGGCCGTCTTGCTGATACGTATACGCGATGGCGTCAGACAAATCAGTGTAGTTTTGGATGGCGAACTCGACCGCATGGGTCGAAACGCGCACGCCTTGATAGCCTTGTGCGCGGTATACAACACCCTGTCCACGGGCGTCTGACCCCAACCAAAACACGCTGTTATCCAGTTTTGCAACCGAATACGGCGCAAGGCACCCGATTTCGTTGTACGCGCCTTGGATGCGCGTCAACGGGAAGTCGGGGTCGCCCGAGTTGTACCAGACCTCAACGGAGTTGGTGCCAAACAGCCACGCTTCGCGGTGGTCTATGATGATGGATACCAAGCCGTCCGGCGAACCTTCGGCTGACGCGAAGTCAAGCGGATCAACCGACAGGCCATCAAGCAGCGCCGTCACCCATATACGCTGGCTGTTCGGCTCGTTAAATACGAAATACCCGTCCAAGTAGCCGACCGTGACTGCGCCGGGGAAGTCAGGGTCGGTAATCTCTTGGAACACGTTGGTGTTGTTGTTGTAGATGTATCCGTTCGGGTTACAGGCTACAAATATCTGGACGCCGTTGTCCGCCATAGACACGGCGTCGTTACCCGCGATGTCGCCCAGCTTAGTAACGTTAAGGTTCTCGTCAACCTTGTAAAACTCTTGACCCGATGCGACAAACAGCGAGCCGCTAAGCGGGTACAGCCCACGAATAGGGCCGCTGCCAACTTGCATAAACCGCCGCATACCAGGGCAACGCTGAAGGTACGCCGGCTCTTTGCCCGCCTCGGGTATGACCTCGGGGTACAGATTTACCAGCCGAGCGTCGGCGGCGTTTACGCTGCGTGCAACGTAAGACGATCCGAGAATCGGCGTTTTCATTAAAAGTTCCCGGCGTAGATGTTGTAACGATTACGCCGCGCCATAAGGCTGTACGGCATAGCCATCAGGTCACGCGGGTTGTTGATACGCTTGAGATTGCGCTTGCTGTACATCGCCACGCGGCGCACTTCAGGCGCAGGTTCAACGCCAAACTCCGGTGCCAATTCCAGCGCCAAGTTGTAGCGGAACGCCCGCAGATAGCCTGGCGGCATCAGGATTTGGGTGTCAAGCGCAGCCGGGTCTAACAGCCGCTGCACTGAGATGAAGTGAAACTCCAGCGTCCGGTTAGGCACTGGATAGACCGACATGGATATGTTCGGGAACGTGTTGTTTACAAAAATCACCTGCGGATAGGTGCTCTGCACCGTTTTGACCGCAATGTTGTTGTACTGCAACTGGTTAATAAACTTGATGCCGTACGACACATTGGTCGTCGGATCACGGAAAAAGGTGGAGTCATCAAGCAGAATCGGACGCTGCTGTTCGGGGACGGGGTTGCCGTCCTCTAGTGACAAGTAGTCGTCATTCTGCGTAATGATGGGCACTTCGCTTTGAGTGCCGATGACGTACACGAAATCGCCCGTCGGGCCAAGCGTCTGAATACGCTCCCCAGCGGGCCAGAAATAGGTCTGGTCTTGCGTACAGAACACGGCGAGACGCTCGGTGTTCCAGCTATCGACCATTTGGTCAAACGCCGACAGGGCGTCTTGGGCCATCGCAGCCGAAGGCGTCTCGCCTTCAGCCAGGATACCGAGCAGACGCAAAGCTCCGTTAATCTGATCGCCTGCGGTTGCCATAACTTACTCTTTCCTCTTGCGCCGCGCCCTTAACTCGTTACTGGCCGCAACAGGTTCCGGCGACGCAGCAGGTTCATCCTGCCGCGCCGCCGGTTCCAAAGGATCATACTCCTCCCAACCGTGCTCGTAGTCCATAGCCGCCTCTACATCCGAGATGGCGATTTTCAGTCCGTGAACCGGGTGGCGAAGATATATGTTCATAGTTACGGCAACAGTCCGTAAGCCTGCAAACGAGCCTCAAGCTGGCTCACGCGATCCTGAAGGTTCTTGATGACAGAAAGCACCGTGTTGCCTTCGTTCTTCGTAACGAAGCCAAACGGAGTCGTCTGCGTCAAGTCTTGGATTGCGAAGTCAGCCGGGCTCGGCGCCGTAAACGTAATCGTCGTCGATTGCGTCGTAAGCGCTGCGCCCTTGGCTACCGGAGTCGTGCCGTAAAAGCCGACCGTACCACCAGAGGTGCCAATGACGGCACCATCAAGCTCGGGGTCGGAGAAGGCAACACCAACTGCCTGTGTATTTGGCATAGATAAGTCCTCTTAAAGAGTGCCCCCTACGGTGTGACCCGTAGGGGGCGTTGCCATTACGAGATGCGGTAGCAAGTCCAAGTAGCATCGCCAGTCTTGCGAGCGCGGAAGTGGGCCGACGTACCGTCAGCAACCACCGCAGCGCCCACAATCGTCCAGCCCGTGCCCGAGAACGTCACGTCGTTTGCTGCGTCGTCACCAAGGTTAACGCAGAAAAAGTCGATCGTGCTGCCCACGCGGGCGCTGGCCACTGCTGCGTCCAGCAGCGAAGCCGCTGCGAACGAGTAGGTGCCGGCGCTGGTGCTGCCCGAGTCTACCGAGAACACGCCGTTCACAAGGTCGGCAACGGCGATGGTGCCCGTCGCACCAGCATACGCCGTCACCGGACCGAGAACGCCCATAAGCGGCTCGGCAGCATTGCCGACGCCAACCTGATAGCCACTAGTACCGTTAGGAAGTGCCATGTTTTGTTACTCCGTGAATAAAGTTAAGAATTAGCCCCAGATGCGGCAGGCCATCTGCGGGCGGATCACCGAGTAGCCATACAGCACGTCGATACGGCAGGGCATACGGTCGTTGTTGATGTCGTACTGACGGACAACGCGCATGGAGATGCCGTTGTGAACCTGACGCGACGCCATGTCAACGCCCTGCGGGAGCAGGAGGTCGGCGGTGGCAAACGTAATCGCATCCTTGTGGTACACAAGGTTCTGAGCGTACTGGCCAGAAGCGGCACCCACGTAGGTCACGACATCACCGGCGGTCGGCAGCTTGCTGACCGTGGCGAGGGCGTGCGTCGGGCCGTAGACCGCCGGCAGGAACTCCACATCCACGAACTCCGTAGAGGCCGAGGTGACGGTGTTCTGCACCACGAACTGCTGGAGCGCACCAGTGGACTCGCGGGTCTGCGGGTTGACCGCATACACGCCAGCGATGGTGAACACGTCGCCGGGGACGAGGGTGAGACCATCGGTCACGTTGTCGAGCGTCAGCTTGTTGGCACCGTTGGTCAGCGTGGTCTTCACGATCGGGGTGTCCGCGCGCGAGGCCGAGCCGTTGGTGTGCTGCTTGATCGACTGAGACATGTTGATTTCGTCGTAGCCGAGGATGCCTTCGCCCATCATGCCGTTCTTGAACTGGCGGCTGATTGAATCAACCGGGTTGAACAAGCCCTTCATGCCTTCGACGAGGCCAGCGTTGGCCGCCGGGTTGACGGTGGCGTAGCGCGGAGCCATACCAGCAGCAGCTTCGTTCAGCTTCTGCTGCGCCTGCAACAGAACGAGCGAGGTGCCGGGGGTGACGCCAGGCGTACCGACCGACTGAAACACGTTCTTGTACGAGCTTGCCACGTCGGCGTCGATGCTGGAGGCGAGCTGGCTGATACGCGGCTTGAGCACGCGCTCGGCGAAGTCGTCCAACTGGAGGGCCATTTCGGCGCTGGTGAAGTTGACGCCGATGTGCTTCTGGGAGGCGACGGTGAGCGTGGTGAACTGCTCGTTGTCGTCCTGAACCTGAAGCGCAGCGCCGTCGGTTACAAGAGCGCGATCCGGCAGACGGATGCGGAGGGTCGAACCAATCTTGGCACCTTCGACAGCGAAGCTGTCGTCGTACTGACGGTTCACGTTGCGGGTGATTACGAGGTTGTTCTCCAGAATTTCCAGAGCCTTCCGCGTAATCATGTCAATAGTAAGAAGTGTATTAGCCACAATAAATCTCCAAAAAAGAAGTTAGCGGGTACGTCGCGCTTCCCACTGCTTAATCTGCCTCAGACGCTCGGCTTCGATCCACTCCGACGTGCTCATGTCCTTGACTGAGCGTGGGTCCGTCGTGTCTCGGGCCGGCGCGCCTACGGTTTTAGCCGTCACAGGCTTAATCGGCGGGGGCGCGTTGGTTGTTCGTTTAACTGGCGGATTGTCGGTCAATTTGACCTCAATCTTACCAATCTCTTTGGCTTGTAGGTAGGGCGACAAACGGGAAATACGTTCAGCTTCGCGGGGGTTAGAACCTAAGTAGTATGCTACATCGGGGCCAACATCCGAAGCCTGAATCGTCTCGGCCATAACGTTCGTGATTGGCAGCGATCGGTTGTACACGACCTGTTCAAAGTCGTCGTACTTGTCAAAAGCCGCTTCTTCACGTTCCTTATAGGCCATCAACAGCTCGCGCTGCTGCCGGTCTGCCTCCCGTTTGGCCAGCAACTCCTCGGCCTTGCGGGTTGCCAAAGCATCCGCGTAGGCGTCGGGGTCAATGTCCCGGTCAGGCAGCGTGGCGGGCGTCTGAGCTTGGGACTCAGGCGCTTTTAGCGCTTGCTCTCGTTCCCACTTGCGACGTTCCCGTGCAAGTCGTTTACCTACCAGCGCGTCGAGCTCCTCTTGGGAGAACGTCTTGGCAGGCTTTTCCTCCGGCGAGGTTGCCTCTTGAGCAACAACTTCGGGTTCCGGTGCAGCCGTAGCAACCGGTTCCGGCGCGGGTACTTGTTCCGCTACTACTTCAATTTCAGACATTTTGATTCCTAATGAATCCCTGGTCAACCGGGCCAGTACGGGTTAGATA